CACTTGGTGTTAAAGTGGGGGTTACACTTGGAGTGGGGGTCGGAGTGACGGCACTCGCTAACCCGAACAATTGAATGTGATAGTATGATGTATTCTGTGGGAAGTTATAGATGTTCTTAGGACCTGCCCCCACGTTTAGAATATTATATTTCTGAGTTCCTGTAAAGGTATAGTCAACATAGTTCTCATAACAGAACTGTGCTGGTCCACCACCATTGTCAATGGTGTTGGAATAAGTGAACGCGGTAATCAATAATCCATCATCATCGAAGAACGAATATTTGACGAAATAAGGTTCAGATAAATATGGACCACCCAAATCACCATTTGTAAAAGATAGGGTGTTATATTCATCGTAAGTGATGTCTCTGATTCTTGGTGCGTTGGTGAGGAATAAACAATTTGTTGTAAATGGAAAATCAGGACTCACTGTTCCTGATAGTGTAAACTGACCTATGTTCAGTTCAGGTAGATTGGCACGTCTGTTGACATTATAGGTTCCGAGGTATGCTTTATGTAGGGAACTTTTTACACCAGGATTTCCTACTTGAGTTCCTATACCTGTGAATCCTGTTATTCCTCCAATGAAGGAATCTGCGTATTCTTCCCCTACTTCAATGTAGTAGTCAACAACTTCATTGGTATATGGTCTTGAGAATACTCCTGTCTGATGTGTAAAGATTGGTGTGTTTCCGTAATAACTAATCGGAGCGTTTTGAACATAATTGTTCAAAACTCTCGATACATCTATGATTCCGAGATTGTTTGGATTGGGAGTTGCTTTCCCCTCGAAAACAGGATAGTTGTTTACATAGAGATTATATACATATCTGAACTTCGGTTCGTTAGCAGTGTCTGCGGATACAACCCAATAAATCCCATCGGATTTTGTTGGTTGAAATTCATAAGGAGTTTTTGTAATAAAGGTTGCCATTATTTGAGGATTACAAGATTTTTTATTATGAGATTTTCGAAATAAGATGCTGCCGCTTCTTGTCCCGTTAGGATAAGTTGGTCCATTACTTGATTCTGTGCTTTTTCAAAGAAGTTTATTCCTTTATATCCTTTTTCTCGGATTGACCTCGCAATCAGGTATGCTTTTGAATCCTCGGATGCACGAGTGAATCTTCCTCTTTCATTTCTCCAAAGGATTGGTTTCACTTTAATCCATTTTTTTATATTCTCCAAACCAAGATAACCAACAGGACCAGGTTTTCTACCTTTGTCAATTATTTCAGGAAGGTAGTCAGGGTCTGTATCAAACGCAGCAACAACCAACGGGTTACCCTGTTCAAAGTCTACAACGACATCCACGGTAAGTGAATTTATCATTCGTTTGGATGCTATCCTTGGGGAGTTACCACGTTTGAATCCACCGTAATAACCTTCAGAACGATAAGGGATTCTTAGTTGGTCCTGAATCGCATCGTAAAGAAGGTCAGCAATCTCTTGTAGATATTCTAATTGTTCGTCCATTAGTATTTGTTATTGAGGTAGGTGAACATTTGTCCCATTTCACCATCTGTTAGTTTTCTATTAAAGTAGAATTGTTCTGCGATATATCCTTCGAATCCTGTTCCTTGTATTTGACCTGGTGGGATTGACGGAGGGAGTGCTACATTGAAGAAGTAACCTGATGATGATTGGAATAATGTTCCATTTATCCATGCTTCACTTCTCATGGTCAGAGTATTATCCATGTAAGTTCTCCATCCAAGGTCAATCCAAGTATTAGCAGACGCAGTTATATTGAATCCTACAAATTGTAGACCAAAAGTAGGTTGGAACCATCTATTCAATTCGATATTACCTCCTGCGTATTTCAATTGGAACCATCTGTATGGAACAGTTGAACCATCCCATAGAGTGTTATTTAAAGCACCTCCACCACTATCTGAAGATAGAATAACTTGTTCTTGAGTAGAACCTGTGAAATAATGTCTCGTGAAGAATGTGAAATCAGTTGAACCTGTTAGTTGTGGATAATCTCCATTCAAAGATGTTATTGTTTCGTTAGGGGTTCCTACGTTAAACAGTGCGGAACCTGAGAAGTTCACCTCAGTTGATGGGTAAACACCACTAATGAACTTAGGTTTACTGACACTTGCTAATAAGTCATCCCCACCTTTGAATAATGTACTTGAATCAACACCATCAATTACCCATTTAATTGAATTATTTCCTGTCAAATCCAAGAATGATGGATTTGAATACTGTGACCACCATAACGCACCAAGTGTTCCAGGGTCAGGAACAGGAGGAGTCGGTGTCAAAGTCGGAGTGACGGAAGGGGTCGGACTTGGGACACCAGGTGTTTGAGTGACAGATGGAGTGACGGTGGGGGTAGCAGTATTCGTAGGCGTCGGAGCATTCGGAGTTTGAGAAGGTGTGGGGGTTGGGTATTGAACACATGCGTTGATGTCTTCAAATACTTGTATGTTGAGGTCGAGTGCTACACCTGCTACGTTGTCGTTAAACCTTTCCATGAATGGTTGTGCCTGTGCAGGTAAGATGGTCTCAAAATAATCAAATAAATCCCCACGTTTGATTTGAGATAATAGGTCTCTCGCACATAAGGACATATCAGACACACAATCTTTTTCGTTTGTTAAATCCTCGTTCAATCTATCTGCGAATATCGCAGACACCTGATACGTCGTTGTATTTTCGTCGTATTGAATTGACAATGGAACGATAAATAAGAATGGATAGACCACGGTGGTACCTGAGACATTCTTTCCGAAGTCAACGAGGTTACCATAACCGAATGAGTTCAATCTTGGATTGTTCTCTTGGAACGATTGAAGTATATCCAAGACCTTATGAAAATCTACATATTCTTCCATTGTTTCGATTTTTGTTTCATTTTCTCAATCTCCTTTCGTTCTTGTTCCCTTCGGTCCTTGAAAACTGAGAGTGTGTTTAGACATATATAAATAGGGAGATTATCTATGACACGAATTTTTGTGATATCTTCTTGACAGAGTTCAAGCGTTGCTCTAAAATAGAATCGAGCCGTAACTTCTTTCGGACCCATTTTGGAAATACCTTCATCCCCTTCTCCGTCAGTCGGTAAATCTTGGTCTGTAATTCCAAAGAACTCTTTATATCTTCGATGTATGTTTTGCTTATGAAAAAAAAAAGTTGTGCAGAACCAAACCAAATCTTGATTGGTATTTTTTTGAATGATTCTGCTCTTTCCTCGATGGTGTCTGCGTCATAGGGTTCGATAACATATTTTGTTCCATCCATCTTTGTTACAGGTCTATACAACACAGATAATATCTTGTGGATATTCTCTGTGATATCTTGTGAGGATAGGAATTCCAAATCCTTCCACGCACCCCATGCTAACTTTCCCCAATCGTTTTCAAATCCATAGGTCTTGTCTTGGTATTCAAATGTGAATACCATATCCTTGGTCACATTGTCTGTGAGACGTTTGAAGATGAATGCTTCTACGAATTCAACTTGTTCTCTGTTTGCGTTCTTTAGTTCTGTCTCAGGAATGTTCAGATAAACCGATAATAACTTTGAGGGGTTTACATTTTCCAAAAAAACCTTTTGTAGTTGGATTCTTTGGTATTGTTCTACGGTCATCGATTCTTCGATTTCGTATTCTTTCTTTCCAATTTTTACTTTAATCATACTAATATTCTATAATTACCTTGTCGTTTATTTAATGTGGAATCAAGGACATAACGGATGGCGTCAATTCCGTGGTTCATCTCGTCGATGGGAACATCCAATAACTTTCCGTCTTTATCTGTTTTCCATTTATATGATTGGAATTCTAAAAGTATATTTGGTGAATCGTTTGTAATAAAGACCTTGTGTCGTTTTATTTTATCAATACCTGCGAGGATTGATTGTTTTGACACAGGTTTTGCGTTGTAACGATTTCTTTTTAATTCCTCGATATTCTGTGGTAAAGCAGAGTCACACCATATTGAGTCGGTCTTTTCAATCTTTAATTCATCCATTTTATAGATGATATCACCCATCGTCAAATTCTTTACATAGAGTTTTTCCTTGATATAAAGTTCATCATTCCTTTGATAAACCTCGACCAAACAAGTAGGAGAATTAAATCCCCAGTCGATTGCTCTTCCCAAGAGTTTACAATCCATTGGGATAGTGTCCGTCGTTCTCCAAGTGTTGAATACAAGTGTTGTGGGAATCCCTTTCTCCCCGAGCGAGTAAATGCGGTAGTATTGTTGGTCAGTTTCTTTGAGACGTTCGATTTCATCAATTATTGATTGTGGTATAAATGGATTATCCCTCCACGTTGTTTTGAAGAAATAACAATCTTCTCTTTTCTCCAAGTCATAAACCCATGAATTTATTTCTGATGGATTAAAATCGAGAATAGAGAATTCCTCTGTTCTCATGATTAGTTGTCTCCAATCCTCGAGGGTTAGTTCGTTTGCTTCGTTACAATAGAGAAAATGTCTTTTGGAACCCCTGAGTTTTTGTGGTTCATCACAAGAGAAAAAATTTATTATTGAACCATTTGGTAATTCATACCAACCTTCTTGTTTGTGCCAATTGGATGGGTTGTAAATCCCATACATCTCAAGGACCTGAATAAGGTCTTTTAAGACACTATTTTTTAGGGAAGGTAAAGTCTTACGTACGATGGATAAAGTCTTGCCTTGAGTCTGTAATAACTTCTGAATGTAGAATATCAGAATGTTCATTGTTTTCCCTGAGCGACTTCCACCCTGTGCTGTTACAATCTTCTTTCCAAGTTCTTGTGCTTTGAGAAGATGTTCAAATACTATGGTAGTTTGTACTTTGGTCAACTAATTTGTTTTTTCCCGCTTTTCTGATTATGTACTCAGGTGTATCACATAAGATTTGTTCATCAATTTCTTGAAATAACGATAAGACATACGAGTGAACGAATTCTCTTGTGTAATCTTCCTGAAGAAATAAGAATGGTTCAAAACTGATATATCCTTTTCCATTTAGTTTTAATGAATCGGGATAATGTTCAATCAACAAGAACTTTGGTTTGTAATAACCATCTTTGGAATGTTTGTTAAAAAAGTTATTCAACTTCCTTGATAATTTTCTTGTGTGTGATTTATAGTCCTCTGTGTTGGTGAATAAATAAGTTCCAATCCACAAGGAAACTGTATCGATTGTTCTTCCTCTTTTATTTGAACTTATTTTGTAGACTGCTTTGTTATAGTCGTTGAAACTATGGAATCCATTCTTTGGTATTGTCATTTGCCCTGTCCTCTATATTTTGATTTATTTTTTTCTTTAGGTCCTCTGTGTTTCTTTGGTTTTCCACCTTTCCTTTTCCCAAAGTTTATCTTGGTGGATGGTGATGATTTAGATTTAGATTTCGCCATTGTCTACTTGTTTTCTGATAATCTCAATTTGAATTGGATTCTCTTCTTTTATCTTCTCACCTTGAGTGGTAACGTCGAGTTGTTTTTCATCTCGCCAATTATCTCTAAATTTATTTTTCATTATCATCATGAATAACCTCTGATTAAACTTATTTGATTGTCCTTCTGATACGGATTGGTATGCTTTGTTGACCCACCAATCTTCACATAACTTGTTATACTCTTTGAATGTTTCGGAATACTTCTTATTTCGTTTTAATAATTCATAATGTGTATCCCAACTGATACCAAGTTTGATGAGGAAATCTGTTATGTGTTTTCCCTCTTTACCTGATTCGATGATTATTTTTGACCACTCGGGGTCAAGGTATGTTTCAACTCTTGGTCTTCCCACGGGTTTTTTTGGTTGTTCCATTATCGTTTTGTTTTATAGTTTGCTGCGTTGTTGATGATTGTAAGTAATTCTCCCTTCT